AACGGCATAGGCTATGCTGGATCAGTCAATATCTCTGTAGCCTCTCAAGGGGTCGATTTTCATTGGGCTAGTACAGATTATGTAATGGAGAGTGGCGGGGTACTGTGAGAACAGTTACTACGGACAATCAGCAATATTTGGGGGAATGGTTAGTCAGAATACTTAACTTTCCCTTGCCTGAAACCACCCAATGTATTGGGCAGATGCAAGATGGTAATTTAGTAGCAGTAGCGGGTTTTACAAACTTTATGCCAAAGGCTTGTGAAATTCATATAGGTAGTGTTGGCGAGCATTGGGCTAGTAAAGATTTTATATGGGCGGTCTTTGATTACCCTTTTAATAAATTAGGACTTAGCGTTATACTAGGACAAATCTGTGCTGATAACACGGATGCCCTAAAGTTAAACCGACATTTGGGCTTTAAGGTTGTAGCTGAAATACCTGATGCCCACATGAGTGGTGATTTGGTGATTATGGCTATGAGAAAAGAGGATTGTCGGTTTCTAAACATCCGATGCCCTCTTAAAACAAAGATGGGAGAATAGTATGGGTGGTGGTGGATTTTTAGGATTAGGGCCTGCGCCAAGTGCGCCTGCCGCCCCTGATTATACGGGGGCCGCTAAAGAAACTGCGGCAGGTAACTTAGATGCGGCTAGAGCCAATATTGCGGCTAACCGAGTAAATCAATATACCCCTTATGGTAGCTTGACATATAAAATGTCGGGCGAGGATAAATACGGCAATCCAATGTGGACTGCTACCCAAGAATTTAGCCCTGACCAACAAGCACTTTATAACTACGATGTAGCCGCAAGTAAAGGTTTAGGACAACTATCCCAAACTGGCTTAAATTATGTGCAAAACATGATGGCTAACCCGTTTAGTACGGGTAGTTTGCCTGCTTTACAAAGTAATTTGCAACAAGCCCAAATGCAACAAATTAGCGGTGGCCCACAATTAGGACAAATGGGTAACGCAGAAGCCCAGTTAAGGGCTGGTCAGTCACCTAACTTACAAACCTCGCTAGGTCAAAATGTAGGGATGCAAGGCTGGGATAGGGCAAGCAATTTATTAATGCAACGCCTTGCTCCACAAATGCAAGTGCAACAAGAACAATTAGACCAAAAATTAGCATCTCAAGGTATTCCAATTGGTTCTGAAGCATATAACCGAGCAAAATCTCAGTTAGGTATGCAACAAAACGATTTGATGAATCAAGCCCAATTACAAGCACAAGGTATTCAGCAAAATCTGTTTGGTCAAGAACTACAAGCTGGTCAATTTGGCAACCAAGCAATGCTTGGACAAAACCAAGCGCAATTGGCTAACCTTGGCTTTACCAATCAAGCCCAACAACAAGACTTTGCTAATCGTATGGCTGGAATGGGCTTTAATAACCAACAAATTCAGCAAATGTATCAGAATCAAGTTTCTCAGCAACAAGCTAATAACGCTATTGCACAGCAACAATTTGCTAACCAGCTTACAGGTGCTAATCTTTCTAATCAAGCCCGTCAACAAGGTTTTGGCGAACTGGCTTATCAGCGTAACGAACCCCTTAATACTCTTAATGCGGTTCGTAGTGGCGCACAAGTACAAGGCCCATCGTTTGTTAACACACCTCAACAAGCAGTTACGGCTGGCCCTGACTATTTGGGTGCAACGCAAGCTGGTTACAACGCACAATTAGCTAACTTTAATGCTCAACAAGCCGCACAAGCTAACCTAAATAGCGGTCTTATGGGATTAGGCGGTACATTGGGTGCGGCCGCAATTATGTCTGACATACGCACTAAAGAAAACATTGAGCATATTGGCTGGTTGCCAAATGGCTTGCCTGTCTACACATACGAATACAAGCCTGAATTTAGGGATGATCCATTTGCAGGGCATGGCAAACATATTGGTGTTATGGCGCAAGAGGTTGAACAAGTTATGCCTGAAGCTGTTGTTACCCGTGAAGATGGCTACAAGATGGTTAACTATGGATTATTGTCATGAAAACAGTAACAATGCAAGACTTACAAGGCATGATGCCACGCTTTCAAAATTTGGCAGAACAAGACCAATTCCAGCGTTTAATGGCACAACAGCAAAACCAATTAGTGCAAGCCGCAGGTCAAGGAGCAAAAGGTGGCAACGCTTCTTCTATGAACCCGCTTGCAATGGCTATGATGTTACGCAGAAAACCAGACCCATACATGAACGCACAACGAGCTATGGATGTTTACGGTGCAGGTAATGTATATGGATTTGGTGGAATGGGTCAAGTACCAACAACTACTACAGGCATGGATTAATTATGGCTGACTTATACGGAACATTATCCCCTGAACTAGCGTTAGAACAGCAACGCTTAAACCGCCAACAAAAGATGGCAGAAATGCTATTGGCACAAGGTTCGCAACCCCAAGCCGCAGGACAAATGGTAAGCGGGCGTTATGTGCCTAATTCGTTTTTTCAAAATTTGCAAGGCCCTGTAAACACAATGTTGGGTGCATACATGGTTAATCGTGGCGAAGATAAACAGCTTAAATTAGCTGAAAAATTGCGCCAAGATCAGTTAATGACGCAACAAGGCATTATGGAAGCTATTGATAAGGGTGATACTAAAAAAGCCCTGTCTATTGCATCTACACGCCCTGAATTTGGTAAAGATTTTATTGCTCCATTGATAGCCAATGTCATACCTAAAGCACCAACACCCCCTGCGCCTACAACTGAAATGCAAAATTTCTTGTTTGCAAAAGAACGGGGCGAAATTCCAAAAAATATGGGATTCCTTGGTTATCAAACTTATATGAAGCAGGTCGGCAAAGAGCCTACAGAAAAACCACCAATGGGCTATCGTTTTATGCCTGACGGTTCATTAGAGGCTATTAAGGGTGGCCCTGCTGATATGAAGACTCAAGCTAAAGAAGCTGGTGCTGGTGATGTATCTCTTGAAATTGTTAAACTTAAAGACAGTTACGATAAACTTTTAGTAGGTGGTGGAATTACCGATCCTTCACTTAAAGTTGGTAGTAACATAATGGGCAAAGTCAGTTCTTCCGCAGTTGGTCAAACTTTAGGTTCTACTTTTGGAACTAAGAACCAAACTGAGCGTGACAAGATTGCACAAACAAGACCATTGCTAATGGGCGCAATTATGAAAGCAACTGGAATGTCTGCTAAACAGATTGATTCCAATGCTGAATTAAAACTTTGGCTATCTACTGCAACTGATCCAAATAAGAGTTATGAAGCAAACATTGCGGCATTGCAAAACATTGAAAACTTGTACGGTGTAACGGCATTAGAAAAACAGGTAACTGCACCTAACCTTAAAACGCCACCTACTATTCCTATTCCTAAGTCAAATAAAACTGTTGTAAAAACAGGTACAGTTCAGGATGGCCCAAACAAAGGTAAAAAAATAGTTCAATATTCTGATGGAACAACGGAGTACAAATAATGGCTCAAGAAAACATTATTTGGGATACGCCAAAACCTCAAGAAAATATTTCTTGGGATCAACCAAAACCTGAAACAGCTTACGATCGTTTTTTAACTAGCTTACGCAACCCACAAACGGGTGGTAAAAGCGGTGTTGTTGGGCCTATGCTCGTTGGTGGTACTGGTGAATTGATTAAGGGTGCTGGTGCTTTAACCCAAATGGCTGGTTTTCCTAATGCTGGTAACCGCCTTGTAGAAGTAGGCGGGGCAATGACCGAGGGTGCTAAGAGTGTTGCACCCGTATCAGGAACAATAGGTCAAATTGGTTCATATGTGTTGCCATATGGTGCGGCACAAAAAAGCATGAATGCTATTGGTGCTATTCCATCCGTGGCAAGAGCAACAGGAATGTTACCTAGTTACGCTAGAGCAATAGGTCAACAATCCGCTATTGGTGGTGCTACTGGGTACGCCTTAACCCCTGACCAAGAAGACCGTCAACAGGGCGCAACCTTTGGAGTAGTAGGTGGTGCGGCAGGTGAGTTAATTAAACCTATCGTAAAGGGTGTTGGAACGCTGACATCTGAAGCCTTAGGAAATCTCAGCGGTGTAGGCTCACAAGCGTATAAGACCGCATACAATGCCGCTGTGCAGGGTGGTGACAAGTTAAAAGCATTAGCTTCTAACCTGCGTAAACAAGCCCCGATGGAGAATGTTGTAGATGATGCTTTGCTAGGTTTAACCAATATGGGTAAAAACCTACAAAACCAATATCGTAGTGGTATGGTCAACATCAAAAACGATAAGACCGTACTAGACTTTACGGGCATTGATAAAGCATTAAATGATGCTCAAAATTTAGGCATTTTTAAGGGTAAGGTTACCAATCAAGGAATTATTGACGAAGTAAACAAAGTCAAAGGGATTGTTGACGATTGGAAAGCCCAAAACCCTAAAGATTTTCATACCCCCGAAGGTATGGATGAACTTAAAAAGACCATTGGTATTGAATTAGAAAAGATACCTTTTGAACAAGCTACGCTACGCAAAGCTGTGGGCGGTATTTATTCTTCTGTACGGGATGAGATTAAAAAACAAGCACCCGTATATGAAAGCGTAATGAAGAAATATTCCGAAGGTTTGGATCAAGCAAGTGAACTTAAAAAAGCACTTAGTCTTGGCAATAAATCTTCAATAGATACAGCATTACGCAAACTACAGTCTGTCATGCGTGACAATGTAAACACCAACTACGGTAACCGTGTAAATTACGCTGAAATGTTAGAACAAGCAAGCGGTAAGCCCATCATGGCGCAACTTGCAGGACAAGCACTTAGTTCACCAATGCCAAGAGGTTTACAGCGGGTATTGCCATCAGTAACTGGTGCTGGCGCACTTGCTTTAGACCCTATGTTTTTAGCAACACTTCCCGCCCAATCACCCCGTTTAATGGGTGAAGCAACTATATTGGCGGGCAAAGCATCACGACCTGTTATTAATCTTGCTAACTCAGGAACACCTGAACAGCGAAGAATAGCAAAATTATTAATGATGAAAGCCGCTCAAGAAGGAGCAACAAATGAGTAGAAACGGATCGGGAGTCTATTCACTCCCAGCAGGCAACCCCGTAGTAGCTGGTACTACAATTACATCAGCATGGGCGAATAACACATTAAACGATGTAGCCTCTGCTCTAACTGGTTCTTTAGCGGCAGACGGACAAACCCCCGCTACTGGTAACCTCAATATGGCAAATAACCGCATTATTTCGGTATCTGACCCCGTAGGTGTTCAAGATGCTGTAACGGTTAATTTTTTGCAAGCAGGCACTTATACAATAGATTGCGGAACTTTCTAAGGTGGAATCCATGGCGTTTGAGATTGACCCAGTTAAGTATGGGGTTCTATGGCAAAAAGTAGAAAATTATGAAGCCAAGTTCGATGAAATGTCAAAAAAGATCGACAAAATGGAAGCATCTGTTGAAGAACTGGTTGCAATGGCTAATCGTTCTAGGGGCGGTTTTTGGGTCGGCATGGGGTTTGTATCAGCTATTAGTTCATTCGTGGGTTTTATCGCACATTGGCTTGGTAACAAATAAGGAGTTATCAATGTGTCGGATGGTTTACTAGAAGGTGCAAAATCCCTTAGTAGTTCCCTAAACGCAAGTCGGGATGTCAGCAAAGAACTCTCAAAGAGTATTGCGGATGTTCAAAAAGAAGCGGTAGATGTAGCGGCACAGCGTAACCTTGACAGGCGCAGGGAATTAAAAGAGAACGAGGTACGCAAGGAACTATTCCTCAAAAGAGTCCTGATGCAATGGGAACATGAGGAGAAAGTCAGGCAGGAAGAAGCTAAGATACGAGCAGATTTTCTAAAGAAGTACGGTAAACGCTGGGCAGAAGTCGAAGCCCTAAAAGCAAAGTTAGAGAAGCAGGAAAAAGAATTTCAAAAGGCATTTGACAAAGACCTAAATCGGGCAAGAGTAGCGCAGTTTTGGTGTTTTGTCGTAGCAGGATATATCGCTTATTTTTTAGTGTGGGGGTCTAAATGAAGATAATTCTTTGGATGCTGATGATGGTTCTTATCTCATTGGGGATTGATACATGGATGCGCTACTAGGAATACTCAAAGGCGTTGCGCCTGTCTTAGCAACAGCGGTAGCAGGGCCAGCAGGGGGTGCGGCAGTCGGTTGGATAGCATCTAAACTCGGTATCCCTGATGACACCATAGAGGGCGTTACAAAGGCTCTTACGGGCAATCCTGAGATGACCATGAAACTCAAAGAACTTGACCTTGAGTACGCTAAATTAGAGGTACAGGATCGTGATTCTGCCCGCCAAGCATATGCCCAAGTAGCTACCTCAGAACACGCTACCAAGCTAGATAAGGTCGTAGTACCCGTTCTCGCCCTAGGTGTCGTAGGACTCGCTTTTACCCTGATTGGGGTTTTAATGTTCGTCAACACCCCCACAGACCAACAGCAGATCATCATATTTGCCCTAGGGTTTATAACGAGTGCGGCAGGGCAAGTCTTATCGTTCTACTTTGGGTCTAGTCAGGGTTCTAAAGATAAGACCGAAGAAATTAAAGGGATGCTCAAAAAATGAACCTCAGCGAACACTTCACCCTAGAAGAACTGACCCACACAGACCACAGGCAGTTTGACAATACGCCAAACGCCACAGAGATGGCTAACCTTGTGCGCTTAGCCGCCTTCCTTGAGGAAGTGAAGTCTGTCTTAGGCAATAAGCCCGTGATGATTAACTCGGCTTTTCGTTGCAAAGAGGTCAATGACGCTGTAGGATCAAAGGACAGCAGTCAGCATCGGATTGGTTGTGCGGCAGACATTCGAGTACCCAGCATGACCCCCGATGAAGTCGTTAAGGCTGTTATTGCATCGGGGATTGGTTATGACCAAATTATTCGAGAATTTGACCGTTGGACACATATTTCTGTGCCTAGTGTTGCTGGGGATAATCCTCGCAAGCAAGCACTAATTATTGACCGCACAGGTACAAGACCGTACTAAAACAGTTCGGTCAGGTCTACGATTTTCCACAAGTCCTTGGGGACATCGTAAAAGTATTCATCTTTAGCAACTGCCCTGTTCGGTACTTCAATTAACGGGCATTTTTTGATCTTATTTGCCCTGATCCAATAAGCGTGGGTCAACGGGCGGTTTACTACATACATCGTGGTTCTAGGATGGGTAAACAGCTTCTCCTTCCTTTGGGCGATGTGGATCGTGTTAAACGGGCAAAACTCCCAATCCCTGACCTCTACCTCAGCATACCCAATATTCTCACCCTTACGGCTTAATACGAGGTCTACAGCGTACTTATCGGGGTTGGGGGTAGCCTCTATATACCAAAGGTTTTTAAGCCACCTAGCGACCGCTTCACGGGCGGGTGGATCGCATTCATCGTGAAGCCGCTGGTCAAAAGGCTTGTACTTCACTCTTGTGCCTTTCTTAGTATTGCTCTAGCAAATTCATGTTCGTCAAATTCGCCATAAGGCGCTAAACAAGTCCAATACACTTCTGTTATTTCCTCATCTGTTAGTTCTTTTACTGCATAAGGATTTTGTTCGCCACAGTTCTTGCAAAAAGTAAGCATTCCATACGCTACTGGTGTCATATTGTGTACCCGTGCATCAGGTAGTTAGTCCCAAAGAACACTACGCAAAACAGGATTGCCGCCAAACCACCCAAGAGGAACATACGGATCGACTCGATACGCTCCTTCTTCTTTTCTGAGGCCCGTAAAGCGTTGTACGCCTCTAGGTCACCCCAACCCTTATCGATCATGCGCTGACGGTCATTAAACTTGCGCTGGGCTTCATAAAAGCGTTCTGCATCTCGTTCACTTTGTAACATGATGACTCCTTATTGAAAGATACGATAACGGGGGTTGCAGGTAACCTCAACAGGTACATCGGTCGTAACACCGTTGATCCTGCGCTTGGCGGTGATGACTACGGGGCGTGTGCCAGCATCCTCACACTCGTTTATGCCTAAGATAACCTGCGCCCGTGTCATGTGGTACGCCTGTTTGTCGGTTTCTAGGGTGACATTGGGCGGGTTATAAGAACTGCAAGCTGTAAGACTTAGCGTACTTAGCAAGAAAACATACTTCATAAAAACCTTTCTGCCCCCGAAGGGGCGTTGATTAACGGGCTGTAACTTTGAGGGTAATAACTGCGGTGGTTTTGGTGTGCTTCTCAATTAACTCAGCAGGTACATTGGCTTCTGCGTACACAGCTTTGTTATCTACGGTCTTGCGCTGGGATAGGGTTACACAGGCTTTGTAAAGATTGCCCTCGATGTGACCTTCTTCCTGCTTGAGTTCTGTTTTGAGTGCTTCTGCCTGTGCTTCTAGGTCAGCGATCTGTGCCAAGAGCATACCTAATTGGTCAACTTTGGTAACTTTGATGTCTAAAACTTGCATTTGATTCTCCTTTTCTATCTCACTCCCCGATGGAGTAATGACAGTATAAGTTAAGTAATCTTAACAATGCAAGGTATTTTTATTAGGATATACCCTAGGTTTTGGGTAAAAACAACAGGGCTATATTTGGCAGTTACTACGAATAGGGCAGAAAACCGCAAAATTCCCTAATTACTGCATCCTATATTGGCGGCTTAACGCCCTTAAATTAAGTGGGGTACTCGCTTGCGCTTTCCCCCGTTCCCGTGAAGGAACTTTAATTATAAGCCGTTCTTTATTTGATAAACCCGCAGTAGATGCTCAAAGCATTCCCAGCCCTTTTGAAGCCGATCCTGCTCAATTTCTATCAGTTTGACCTGATCGGTCGTACCGTTAACAAAAACAATAGCGCACCGTGCGTTAGGAACTCCAAGACCTTCACGGTAGGCGGCTAACTGCATCTCATGCTCGAAATACACATCCACCTTATCTAAGTCCGTGTCTTTGGTCTTAAAGTCCACCACAAAGCCCGCCTTAGCCATTAGGTCGCATTTACCCCCAAAACCCAAGGCGTGACCAAAGGATTTTTCGCTCAGCCATAGCTGGCTTCCAAAGGCGTTATTTAAGGTATCCACAATGGTATTGATGTACGGGGGCTTTTCAGGCATATAAACGCCCTCAAACCACGACTGAATGATGGCGTGGATTGCAGTCCCCCGTTCTGCCGCTTCCCTGCCCGTAGCCTTAGAATCCTGCATTACCCTAGCTAACCAATCAGCTTCAGGCTCGTCAGGCAATCTAGGCAGGGTTAAGGCCGCTAAGAGGACTTGTTGTTGCTTCCATGTATCAAGCCCTGCTTTCGATAGCATTCCGTTAATTGTTGTAACACTTGGCAAAAGTCCGAGTTTCCGTGCGTCACGGAGCGTTGTTGCCCGTTCCCCAGTCTTGCCGATGGTTGTGTAGGCAGGACGACCCTCTTTGGTATACCAATGACCTGATTCACTGACTTTCTCCTTAACTATCATTTTTTACCTTATTGCCGTGTTTACCTACAAATAGTTACCCATTGGCAACCGCCACCACCACAAACATACTGTTGCCAGCAATTAGCTTGTTGGGCTATTGCAAAACCAACTACAAAAGATGTTGCAAAAATTACAAATGCTTTTTTCATGATTTCTCCTTAAAAAGGTGGTGGGCCAAAATTATCATCATCGGGAAGTTTAGGCGCATTTTTTTCACGCTCTTGTTGACCTCTCCATTCACTACTCTCCGCTATCTTTTCTTTATAATACTTCGGTAGCGCATCGTATTCTTCCTGTTTATAACTTTGCAACCAAAATATTTTTGTAGGGTTGATGCCTTCAGGTTGGGCGTTACGCAAAGCAGATGGCACGGGGCTAATGCCTGAGATATTGGCGTATTTGCCATCCTCTGAGTGCGTGATATTGACCATGCAAAACTTACCCAGTAAGTTCTTTAGGTCAAAGTTTTTACGATCTTCTGTGGTCATTTTTTTATTTGACCACGCTTCTAAGTCTTGACGCAAACGGGCCTGATCTCCTAGGCTAACGGTATAACGCTTAGAAACAATCAAAGGCTTGCCATCGTCTGTTTGTAACGGTTTGCCATCGTTGTCATCCCCGTGCAACTCCCAAGTCAATACGACCTTGTGCATGATTTTGGTTTCACCAGCCCATTCAGTCGCTTGGTGGCCTAAATCAATCACGGAGTACAAGCGGGCCATATGAAGGCCAGCGGGCGCAATTCTAAAATCTCGTTGGGTATCAGAAATAATCATAATGTTCTTCCGTATGGGTTAAGGTCGTTAAATACACCTTGTAAGAAATCACGCTGACGGTTAATTGGCGCAAAGCCACAGCCATAGCGCAGTAGGTCAATTTGTTCCTTAGATAGATCAGAACCACCTTCTAGAACATCAAAGATTTTGTCTAGCTGACCCTGTAATTGAAGTAAATCATTTGTTTGCGATTCTATTTCACTCATAAGAGTTCTCCTGTTATCACGGTACATACCGTACAAACATCTTAACCTAACTTAACAACTAATGCAAGAAATATGTTAAGATACCTTATGCCATTAAATTCAACCGCTATCATTCGTCTACTTGGTGGGCCAACAAAAGTAGCTAAATTGCTAAATATCAGCGTTCCTGCCGTATCGATGTGGCAAAACGGGGATATACCGCACGATAAGCTGGTGATCCTAGCGGCAACCCTTGAGCAACAGAGTCACGGGTTAATTACCCGAAAGACCCTATTTCCTGAAACCTATAAATTAATTTGGCCTGAGTTAGATTGATTGATGTATACTTGTGTTGTCGAGATTGGCATCTCAGACA